AGGCGTACCAGCCCAGCCCCGGAGTCAATCGGCCCTTGCCCGAAACCTTTGTGCAGGCCTGGATGCGTTATGCCGCCAGCCTGCTGGATGGAAAGCCTGACGAACTTCAGAGGTTTGCAGATGCGGTTACTGAATGCCCTGCTGAGGTGGTTGTGATTCTGATCAAGGCTGCGCTGCATCTGGATCTGATTCCGACAGCAATGGCCCAAGAGATGATCGGGCGGTTTGTGTTGGAGCTTGCCAATATGCCGAAGGAGGGCGGGCTTCATGGCTGATTTGGAAAAGACCATTGAGATCCTGTTCTCAGGCACCGATGCAGGCTTGGGACGTGCTACACAGAACGCAGGCCGGCAGATCGAAGGGTTATCCCAAAGTGTAGGCAGCGTTACCGGTCCTGTTTCAGACTGGACTAAAAGCCTGCTGCAAGCTGAGCTGGCACTTGTTGGTGCGGGTGCTGCAATGGCAGGGCTTGCAGTCACTCAGGCGGGCAAGTTCAGGGAGTCAACCGTCGAGATCGGAACCCTGTTCAATGGCACGGCTGAGCAGGTGGAGGCGCTGCAGGAACAGATTCTTGAGTATTCCAAGAACTCAACATCAAGCCTGGATGAGATCAACAAGGCTGTTTACCAGGCAATTTCTACCGGTACTGACTGGGCTGATGCGGTCGAATATGCAGCCAAAGCTGAGGTGTTGGCAACGGCAGGCCGTGAAGATCTGAGCACGGTCACGACCCTGTTGTCAGGTGCGATGAACGCCTACGGTGACAGTGTCGACAAAGCCAACGATTACAGTGATGTGCTCTTTACGACCGTCAAAAAAGGCGCGACCAGCCTGCCAGAGCTGGCGCAATCACTATCCGGGGTAACGTCTATAGCAGCAGCGGCCAAGGTGCCATTCGCTGACGTAAACGCAGCCATAGCAGCCTTGACCGCCGGTGGTACTGGTACCGCTGAGTCTGTTACCAAGCTCAAAGCATTGCTGACCGAACTGCTGAAACCATCCGATGAGTTGGCGCAGGCACTTGGCGGTGTGACGCTTGAAGGTGATGGACTTGATGGCGTCATGCGCCAATTGCTGGATGTCACTGGTGGCAGTGCGGAGGAGATGACGAAACTTTTCGGCAGTACTGAGGCGGTTCAGGCTGCACTGGTTCTGGCCAATGACTCAGCCGGTAAATACAACGATGCATTGAAAGCAATGGCGGATCGCTCCGGTGCTGCCCTGACCGCCAGCGAGAAGTTCGCACTGGAATTGGACAACATCAATCAGAAGTTGATGAACCGTATTCAGGCTATGTTCGTCGAAGCCGGAATGCCGATCCTGGATACTTATGCTGAAGTTATCGATGGCATAGGTCAGCTTTTTAACGGGATCAGCTTCAGCATTAAAGATGGAGCCTTCAAGGAGGTTTACGAAAGCATCGAGAATGGTGGTGAGCGGATCACCAAGCTGTTGCAGGGCATTGCAAAAGCCCTGCCCGATGCGCTGAAGGGACTGGATTTTGATGTGCTCCTGACATCGTTCGATCGACTCAATACAGAGCTTGGTGATTTGTTTGGCAGCCTTGACCTGACTAAGCCAGAGGATCTGCAGAAGGCGATACAGGCGTTGATTAATGGCGTGGCGGCGCTCACCAATTACAGCGCGTCTGCAGTAGAGGGCATGGGGCCGCTTATCAGAACACTGGCCGACTTGATTGATCAGGCAAATGACGGCGACTCCAGTCTATTGAATTTCATTGGCAAACTGATGGGGGCGACTACAGCCGTCAATGCGTTACTACCAGTGCTGGAGCTGGTGGCGAACGCCATGATTTTGCTGGGAGGCGCGAGAGCGTTGGGAGCCGTGGTGCCATCGATGGCCACATTCGCCACAGTAGCTGGATCGTCAGTCAAGGTAATGGCGCTACTGGTAAACCCGGTGACGTTGCTTGCGGCTGGCTTGGGCGTACTGGCATACAACTTCAATGATGTTGTGACCTACGTCGAGGAGTACATATCTAGCCTGCTTGATCTGGAAACCCGAGCGCAGCGCAACACCAAAGAAACCGAAGCGATGGCGCAGATGTTCCAGGAAAACGCCAAGGCTATGAAGGGCACTTCTGACGAGGTATGGAAAACCGCCGAGGCACTTTGGGGGAACAAGGATGCAGCAGAGGGCGCTGCTGGCGCAATCGGTAAAGCATCTGATGCCGTTGAGGGTGAGTCTGAAGCATTGAAGGCCTATCGCCAGATCGCTGCGGATACGGAAATGATGAGGGCGGACTTTGCATCGCGTACAGAAGAGCGAACAAAGGAACAGGCAAAGGCTCAGGAAGAGTATCGGAACCAGATCATGGGGACGCTGGAGCAGTATGGCAACCTCACGAGAGCAGAGTTCGACCTCCTGGAAGCTGCAGAGCAAAACGAGTATGTAGAAGCAAAACGGGTGGCCACAAAGGCCGGTTGGATCGATGCCAGCGGAAATGCCGTCAGCGCAATGGAGAAGGAAGCAAAGGCGCTAGAAAAAGAGGAGCAGTTACGCAAGGAGGCATCAAAAGCACTATTCGAACAGACCCAGCAGACTCTCAACTTCCAGCTGGCGCTGGAAAAGATCTACTCTGACGAACGTATCAAGTCTATGGAGTTGGAGTTCAGCCTCAACATTGAAGAAGTCAAACAAAACGCGGAGACGGCGCGTGCGATCATTGAAACGATCGGTGAAACCGTCAACAGCACAGGCGAGACGCTCACAGGCCTTGCCGAGCTGCTGACCGGCTTTAGCAGTACATCATCCAGTGGTTACCGCGAGATCATGGAGATCATTCAGAACGAAGAAACGCGGCGCGATGAAGCGATAAAAATGCAGCAGGAGATCACCCGCGCCCAAGTCGATCAGATGGATGCGCAGACCACGCTACTCAGGCAGCGTGCCGAAGCATATGCCCGCGGTGATGCTGCGATCACAATCAACGGCGAGGGGTTACAGCCCCACCTGGAGGCATTTATGTGGGAAATTCTCGAGACACTCCAGGTGCGGGTCAACGCGGAAGGTCATGCCATGTTGCTGGGAACATGAATAAGGCCTTGCATTTCCTAGTAAAGACAAGCCTACAGAGTTGAGCGACGAGTGAGTGAAGCCTAAACACAACCATGCTCAGACCTACACAGGGAGGCGGTAGGGGCACGAGAAGCTGGGGCTCAAGTATGTTCCTGAATTTAAGCCCACAGCGTAGCCACGGCGGCCCCAGCAGGGAAAACAGGGGGGCCCCTGGCGTTTTCAAAAATACCGCGGGGAAAGGCAAGCTCGTGGTTTTCGAGAAATTTTCGGGTTTTCAGGGTCGTCAGCAGCACCTGGCTCTAGGCCCCGTGGTTGCTGGAAACAGGGGTGTTGAAGCTGTTGATTCAGTGAGGTTGAAACGTGAACACAAACAACACCAACCGAGTGCACTACACCTGGAACCTGACCCACATCGGGGAGGCGTTCGGCTTGCACCGCGACACCGTGCGCAAGCGGCTACGGGAGTCCGATATTGAACCAGTTGGCAGCAAAGACGGGGCCCCCCTTTATGATCTGCGCGAGGCAGGGCCTGCAATCTTTGAAGGGCAAACCGGGTACAGCAGTTATGACCCAGACAATATGTCACCGGTGGAGAGGCTGGCCTTTTATCAGGCAGAGCGGTACCGCATCAAATATGAGCAGTCAATGGGAGAGCTCAGGGCGTCCGATGACGTTCACCGCGAAATGGCCGAAACCGCAAAGATGCTGGCCAACCTGTTCGATACGCTGCCCGACCTGCTGGAGCGTGACAACGGCCTGAGTGCAGACAAGCTGGCGCAGGTGGAGCAGGTGCTCGATCGGGTGCGTATGGAAATCTTCGAGGCGGTCTGCAGTGCAGATGAAGATGATTAAGCTACAACCATCGAGGGCTGCGGATCCACTGCCAACAGCTGAGTCAGCAGATCGATCTTATCCAGCTCATCCGCTGCCGCTTCCCTGGCTGCAGTCAGCCGAGTTGAGAACGCTCGGTCTGTAATGCCGAGCTTGTCAGCAATCAGGTGGGAGGGGGTGTTGTTGTAGAAGATTCGGGCCAACAGCACCAGGGTGTGGTGTGGCCTGAGCATGCCGCCGGTGAAGTTTAAGCCCATGCCTGAGCAATCGCTGCAAGTGGCCTTAGATCCTTTGCAGGTGCAGGGCTTCACCTTGCCCAGCAAGAATACCGCCAACGGTAGTTTGGCATGCTGGCTGCGCAACCGGTCGGCCTGGATTGATACGAAGTCGGACGCTTTCCAACGATCAACATGCCCAGGGAGCTCACCGCCATACTCTTCAATCACGGTTGTCGTGTTCCTGTCATGCCAGCCAGCCTGATGTGCCTCGATTGCATTCAAGTAGATTCGAACCAGGTTGTCCAAACGCTGACGCATGACTTTGCTGATCGCCATGGTGATCCCCTGCTAATGGTGTTTTTTTATACAGTATAAAGGCTATAATCGTGATAATCAGAAATACATCAAATGTAATTGCAGGGGCGTTATGGCCTTCACTCAGGACGACCTCGACAGTATCCGGGAGGCAATCGCCACCGGTGAAAAATCCGTGAGATTCGCCGATGGCAAGTCCGTGACCTACCGCTCACTGAACGAGTTGATGAAGGCTGAACAGCTGATCGCCAAGACGCTTCAGGCCGACACCGGCACCCGGCCGCGCCGGGCCTTTCGCATGAACGTGAATAAGGGGGTCTTGT